CTTGCTGAGAACAACAAGCCAAGGCTTCTTTACCACTTAAAGAATAGAGGCTACAGAGGGTTTAGTGTTGATAGGCCAGATAAACACAGAAACGGGTTATCTAAAGCAGAGCGAGAGCTTGGTGGTATACCATCTTCTACTTCAGTAATATCTATACACGCCGAGGCTTTAGAGGCATACATAGAAGAGCACGTTGGCTTTGGTGATAACGGAAGTGGTAACGTGTACTTTTCCAGGACTTTACAGGATTGGGCTAACTACGATATACAGAAGAGAACCAAGTTTGACGCCACTGTTTCTTCAGGTTTAGCTATTATGGCTAATCAAAAGTATGTTGTAAACAACAGAAAAATAAGTAACGAAATAAATGTTAACTTTGCAAAGTATAATAATAAAGGATTGGTAAGCAAAATCTATGAATAATCCATCACTAAAGAGTACAACATCTTTTCCAGATCAACTAGCTCCAGACAGCGAAAAGCAATCTAAGCAGTACGGAGTAAGAGTAGGTAGGGCTATTGAGTCCGAGTGGTTTAGAGGTCAAGGTAGCGACTCCAGGTTTTACGACAATAAAGGAGTTTACCATAACCTAAGACTTTACGCTATGGGCGAGCAGCCTATACAGAAGTATAAGGACGAGATGTCTGTTAACGGTGATATTTCTTACCTTAACTTAGACTGGACGCCATTACCTATTATACCTAAGTTTGTTGACATCGTTGTTAACGGTATGGCTAACAGACTTTTTGATGTTAAAGCAACAGCAGTAGATCCTATATCTACAGATAAAAGAGCTGACTATAAGAATAAGATCCAGACTCAGATGGCTAACAAAGACATCTTTGAAGAGATTGGAGCTATGCTTGGTCAGAATATGTTCTCAGACGACCCAGACTTGTTACCTGAGAATGACGACGAGTTAGATCTTCACATGATGATAGACTACAAGGATTCTATTGAGATTGCTCAAGAGAAAGCTATTGAGTCTGTGTTCAAGATGAACGAGTACTTAGAGTTAAAGAAAAGACTTGACAAGGATATTACTGAGTTGGGAATAGGTGTTGCGAAGCATTCATTCAACACACACGATGGTATCGTACTTGACTATGTAGACCCAGAGAATTTTGTTTATAGCCCTACAGACGATCCTAATTTTAAGGACTGTTACTACTTTGGTGAGGTTAAGAACATAAACATGACAGAGCTTAAGAAGATTAATCCAGACCTTACTAAGGATGACATGGAGAAAATCGCTCAGTCTTCTCAGAAGTGGGATCAGTATCAAGGAACTAGAGGTGGCGCTAGAAACGAAACCTTTGATAAAAACACAGCTACTGTCTTGTACTTTGCTTATAAGACAGACAAAAACATTGTATACAAAAAGAAAGTAACTAACTCAGGTGGAGAAAGAGTAATCAAAAGAGATGACTCATTTAATCCTGAGGAGAACGAGATGTTCGAGAGATTGTCTAAACGCATTGACGTTTGGTACGAGGGAGTTATGGTTCTAGGAACTGAGTTCATACTTAAGTGGGATGTAATGAAGAATATGGTTAGGCCTAAGTCTTCTATGCAAAAAGTATACCCGCCTTATATTGTATCAGCTCCTAAAATGTATAAGGGTAGGATTGATTCATTAGTTAAGAGGATGATTCCTTTTGCTGATCAGATTCAACTTACTCACTTAAAACTACAACAGATTGCTTCTAGAATGACACCAGATGGTGTGTACGTGGATTTAGATGGTATATCTTCTATTAATCTAGGTAATGGAATGACATACGACGCTGGAGAGGTTCTTAACCTTTACTTCCAGACTGGTTCTGTGTTAGGTAGATCAACCAATGAGATAGGTGAATTCAATCATGGTAAGATGCCAGTTCAGGAGCTTGCTTCTTCTGGATCTAACGCTAAGATTAGTTCATTGATTAATATGTACAACTACAACCTAAATATGATTAGGTCTGTAACTGGTCTTAACGAGGCTAGAGATGGAAGTACTCCAGACTCTAACGCTCTTGTTGGTGTACAAAAACTAGCAGCTCTTAACTCAAACACTGCAACTAGACATATTCTTCATTCTGGTATATACATCACTCAGAAATTAGCAGAGTGTGTTGCTTACAGAATATCCGATGTGTTAGAGTACTCTGACATGTCTGACGACTTTGTGAAGAACATAGGAAGAGAGAGTATGAGTATTCTTAGGGAAATTAAAGATCTTCACTTGCATGACTTTGGTATCTTTATAGAGATTCATCCAGATGAGGAAGAGAAAGCTGTACTAGAACAAAACATACAAGCTTCACTAGCTGCTCAGAAGATTGACATCGACGATGCTATTGACATTAGAATGGTAAGAAACTCTAAGATGGCTTCGCAACTTCTTAAGGTACGTAAGAGACGTAAGGAGAAGATGGATCAGAAGAGACAGCAAGAAAACATTGCACTACAGTCTGAGGCAAACCAACAAGCTTCTTTGACAGCTGAACAAGGTAAGCAGCAAACTATTATGGCTCAGGGTGAGATTGATGCTAAGCTGGCACAGATGAAGGCGGAGTTCGATATGCAGAAGATGCAGCAAGAGTTCCAGTTTAAGTCACAGCTAATACAGCTTCAAAAAGGAATGGATGCTCAAATCAAAGGAGGAGAGGTTCAGAGTCAGATTCAGAAGGAAAAGTACAAGGAGGATAGGAAAGATAAGAGGACAGAGAAACAAGCTAGTCAACAATCTAAACTCATCCAACAAAGACAACAAGACTTAAACCCGATAGACTTTGATGGTGCTGATTCTATAGGCTTAGACCTATAAAATATATAAGTATTATCTTTGCGTAAAATTAAATCAAATCAAAATGGAAGGAGTAACCTTTAGAGAGCTTGATGGAGATGGAAATCCTATTGAGCCACAACAAGTAGAAGAGACTACTGTAGACGAAACGACAGAAATTGTAGATGAACAGTTAGAAACTGTAGATGAACAAGTCGATGAGCCTCAGGAAGAAGAAAAAATTATAGAGCCTGTAGGTGAAACTACAGAGGATACGGTGCTAGAGTTAGATGAGAACAGTATCTTATCTTACTTTAAAAACAAACTCGGTAGAGAGTATGCTTCTATCGAAGACGTTCTTAGACAACCTGAAGAAACCACTGTCCCTGAGGACGTGGCTAAGTACTTAGAGTACAAAAAAGAAACTGGTCGTAGCTTCAATGACTTTCTGAACTTACAGAAGGATTGGAACGAAGTTGGAGACACAGACGTTCTTAAAGAGTACTATAAGGAATCAAAGCCGCACTTGGATGATAGTGAAATAAACTATCTGCTAGAAGATAATTTCTCTTACGATGAAGAATTGGATGATGAGAGAGAAGTAAAGAAAAAGCAGATAGCAATTAAAGAAGAATTATACAAGGCTAGAAACCATTTTGAGGGCCTAAAGGAAAAGTTCAAAGCTCCGCTTGAGTCAAGTGCTGCTTCTCTTCCGGAAGACTATCAAGAGGCTTACAGCTTTTATAATGACTATAAACAGAAATCAGCGACAGAAGAAGAAGTTCTAGAGCAGAGGTCTAAAGTTTTTGCTGAGAAAACAAATGCTTTATTCAATGAGGAGTTCAAAGGTTTTGAATTTAACCTCGGAGATAAGAAAGCCGTGTTCGAAGTAAAAGACGCATCTACGGTAAAACAGACACAGTCTGATATATCGAATTTTTTTAGTAGGCATCTTGATGATAATGGCTTTATAAAGGATCCAAAGTCATACCATAAAGAGATGTACGCAGCTACAAATGCTGACCAAATAGCAAGACATTTTTACGAGCAAGGCTTAGCCGACGCAACTAAAGACCTTGTTAAAGAAACTAAAAATATAGATATGGACGTTAGAAGTAACGCCAGCGTAGATTCAAAAGGACCTAAGTTCAGGATAGTAGACTCTGGTAGCGATTTCACGATGAAAATTAAAAAACGCTAAAACAAAAAACAAATGTCTGTAACTTTAACAGGTTCTGGTGGTGCATTAACCCCAGCCCCTTCAAAATCAACACTTTCAACAAACTATATTGGATCAAGCATTGAGTTCACTTCTCAGTACTTACCAGAAGTTTACGAAAAAGAATTCGAGAAATACGGAAACCGTTCTGTATCTTCTTTTTTAAGAATGGTAGGCGCTGAAATGCCTTTTGCTTCTGATGTTATTCAGTGGGCAGAGCAAGGACGTCTACACCTAGCTGTAACAGGTGCTACTAGAACAGGAGATGAAATTACTTCTGCTGGTCACCCATTCAGATTAAACCAAACAGTTATTGTAACTGATGCTGCTGGTGTTCAAGACAAAGCTCTTGTAACAGTTGTTGGAGCTGACTCTTTCGAGGTTGCTTCTTACTCTGGTGCTACTTTAGATGCTTCTTTAGCAACTAGTGGATTAAAAGTTTTTGCTTTTGGTTCTGAGTTCAAAAAAGGAACTGCTGGAATGGCTGGTTCTTTAGAGGCTGCAAAAGATATCCGTTCAACTACTCCTATTATCTTAAAGGATAAGTACGAAGTAAACGGTTCTGACATGGCTCAGATCGGATGGATTGAAGTAACAACTGAGAATGGTGCAACAGGATACTTATGGTACTTGAAGTCTGAGCACGAAACAAGATTACGTTTCGAGGATTATTTAGAGACTTCTATGATCGAAGGAAGACCTGCTGCTGCTGGATCAGCTGCTGCTAACGCTGGATACAATGGTACTAAAGGTTTATTCTACGAAGTAGAAGACAGAGGTAACATCGCATCTGGATCTATCGATACTAAAGGTGACATCGAAAACATCATCAAATTGTTAGACAAAGAAGGAGCAATCCAAGAAAACGTAATCTTCAACAACAGAGCTAAATCTTTCGAGATTGACAACGTTCTTGCTGGATTAAACAACTTCGGATCTGCTGGTGCTTCTTTTGGTTTATTCGACAACGATGAGTCTATGGCTTTATCTTTAGGATTCAAAGGATTCAACTTAGGGTATGACTTCTACAAAACTGACTGGAAATACTTAAACGACCCAACAACTGGTGGATTAACTTCTGGTGTTGACGGTTTAATTGTTCCTGTTGGATCTAAGACTATCTACGATCAAGTACTAGGAAAGAACGCTACAGTTCCTTTCTTACACGTTAAGTATCGTAAGTCAGAAGCTGAAGACAGAAAGTACAAATCATGGGTTGTAGGATCTGCTGGTGGTGCATCTACTAGTGATCTTGACGCAATGCAAGTACACTTCTTATCTGAAAGAGCTCTATGTGTAATGGGAGCAAACAACTTCGTATTATTGAAGTAAAATTTACTGTAGGAATTACCCTCGTTATAGCAACGGGGGTAACTCTTACTTTTTTTAATCTAATTTAATTATAATTATAATGGCAACAAAGAAAGCAACAGCCACCCAAGAGTGGGAGGTTAAAGACAGAGTATATGTCTTAAAAAATGGATCTACACCGGTTAACTTCATACTTAGGTCCAAGCACAGTAACAATAAACCACTTCAATTTTTTGACGGTAAAATGCAGCGAGCTATGCGCTACGCTACAAACCAGTCATCTGTATTTATGGATGAACAAATTGGTGATGCAACTTTACCTCCTATTGTATTTGAGAATGGTAAGTTATTTGTGTCAAAAGAAAATGTGTTACTACAAGAGTTTTTATCAATATACCACCCAGACGCTGACAAGGTTTTTGTTGAGTTTGATGCATCTAAGATTGCTGACGACGAGGTTAAGAACATTGACTTAGAGTTGGACGCGATGGTTCTTTGTCGTGAGATGGAGATTGAAGATCTTGAAGCAGTAGCCAGAGTCGTATTAAGAGGTAGAGTTACCGATATGAGCTCAAAAGAAATCAGAAGAGATATGCTTAACTATGCTAGAAAGAACCCTACTGAGTTTATTAACATAGCTAATGATGAGAATATTAAATTAAGAAACATTGCAATCAGGTCCGTTGAGATGGGTGTGCTAAGAGTACAAGACGATAACGTGACTGTTTGCTGGAACGACAAGAAGAAAGAAAAGGTTCTTGTAGCTCCTTATGGAGAGAATGTCTATAGTGCACTAGCGAAGTTCTTTAAGACTGACGAAGGCCTTGATGTTATGCAAGCCATAGTCAACAAGCTTTAAGATAGTATTACTCTAGGAAAAGGGGAGGTCAGAAATGATCTCCCTTTTTTTTGTATTTTTGTATCAAATATTAAGGTATGATTAATCACGTTAGGAACACTGTTCTGACTATACTTAACAAGGAAAATAGGGGGTACTTGACGCCTGAGCAGTTTAATCTGTATGCTCAGCACGCACAACAAAATATATTTAACCTTTACTTCTCTGAGTACTCTAGGATGAGTACTATGAAGAACGCTAGAAGGCTTAGCCAGGACTATGGAGACAGAGTTAGGGATTTAAAGAACAAGATAGACAAGTTTACTACAGTAGTTCAGCTACCTAAAAAAGATTCAGTATACCTTAAACCTTGCGATATGTATATGCCACTGTCTCTTAGATGTAATGGCGTGGAGGTTGATGAGGTTCCGGTTTACAAGGAAACATTCTTAGACAACGCAAATCTTTGTGGTCCAACTGAAATGTACCCTGTATACATAGATAAAAACAATTCTTACACTGTTAAACCAGATACAATAAACTGTTTGGATCTTGTCTACAGCAGACACCCAAAAGACCCTAAGTGGACGTACGTTATGATTGGTGGTGAACCAATATTTAATAACAGCGCAAATGACTATATGGACTTTGAGTTGGGTGAGGAAGAAGAAGTTGCTCTTGTCATTGAGATCTGCAAGCTAGCTGGTGTCTCAATAAGAGAAGCTGACGTAACAAATATTGCTATGGGGTTAGAAACTCAGGGAGCACAAAAAGAAACTATTTAAGAAATGGCTACAACTGATCAACAATACTATAGTGACTCCTCAAACTGGGGAGGCAGTCAATACGTAAAGCTATCTGATGTTATTAATAACTTCATGATCATAAACGTTGGTGACGGAAAGTTAATCAACGACATATCTAGGTTTGATGTAATATTTCATGCAAAAAGAGCTTTACAGGAGCTTCACTACGACGCTTTAAAGGAAGTAAGGTCTGTAGAGATGGAAATGCCTGAAACGCTTCAGATAACGCTTCCTAGGGACTATGTGGGGTTGGTTAGAATTTCATGGGTAGATGACAGAGGTAGACTTCATCCTATGACTACCGGTAAAAACACTACCAACGTAGACAAAGCATTTCTTCAGGACGATCAAGGGAATATATTGTTTTCAGCTGGGGCTGGAGGTGAAGCTCTTGAGGGTACTCCACTTATGGATATACGTAACATGCAGGTTGCGGAAAGCCAGGATACAAGTAATGATCCACTAAATGATTTCATACAAGGAGGCAGGTTTGGTATGGATACTTCTAGTGCAAACATAAACGGTACTTACAATGTAAACAAAAGCCTAGGTGTGGTTAGATTTAGTTCTGACGTGTACGGAAAGCTTATTGTTATAGAGTACCTGACTGATGGTCTGTCAGATGTGTCTGACTCTGACTTAAAGTTACATAAGTTTGCAGAAGATTTTCTATATAAATACATTCTTTACGAGGTAGTAAGAAATAAGTTCGGTATACAAGAGTATATAGTTACTAGAGCAAAAAGAGATTACTTCGCAGCATTAAAGAACACCAAGATCAGAATGATGGATGTGCATCCTTTGGATATACTTCAGGCTATGAAAGGTAAAAACAAGTGGATTAGATAATGAAGTTAAAGAACGTATTCACATCTGGAAAAATGAATAAGGACTCCGATGAGAGACTTATTCAAAAAGGAGAGTATAGACATGCATTGAATGTTAGGGTTGCAAACTCTAATGGTTCAGATGTTGGGGCCGTTGAAAACGCTTTATCTAATGCTAAAATGTCTTCAATAAACTTTGGTAGCAATGCAAAAACCATTGGTACTGTAGAGGACGATGCCGCCAACAAGATTTACTGGTGTGTAGTATCTGACAACGGTTCTTTTGTATGTGAATTCTCTAAAGATACTGAGCAAGCTTCTGTTATAATATCGGACAACAGGGCTGGAGATTTAAACCAACTAGGTTTTACACCTAGTAATATGGTTGACATGTCTATCCTTAACGATGCTGAGAACAATAAAAACTTCTTATTCTTAACGGATGGTGCTACTGAACCAAAGTACTTTGAGATTGATACGGCCAAGGCACTAGCAAACAATACATTTACTTTTGAGGATGTATCACTAATAAAGCCAGCTCCATATACAGCTCCTTTAATAGAACTACAAAAAACAGACAGTAAAGAAGAGAATTACCTAGAGACTAAGTTTTTCTCTTTTGCATATAGGTACATATATGATAACAACGAGATTAGTGCAGTGTCTCCGTTTTCTGAGTTTGCATTTATGCCTAACGAGTTTAGGTATGACTACAATTCAGGTACTAATAAGTCAATGGAGAATGAGTACAACAAAGCAGTTGTATCGTTCAACACTGGATCTAAAAATGTAAAGAAAATAGAAATCCTTGCTAAACAGTCTGGAGATGATATTACTTATATTGTTGAGAAGCTAGACAAAGAAGATAAAGGATGGAACGACAATGCGGTTTACGAATACACATTTACTAACAGTAAAGTCTATAAAGCACTTCCAGAGTCTCAACTAAGAAGAGTTTACGATAACGTACCAAGGAAAGCTAAAACTTTAGAGATAATAGGAAACAGGGTTGTTTTTGGCAACTATACCGAGAACTACAACATGTCTAACAGTGGTGTTAGTATAATTCCTAAACTAGATTTGTCTTATACTTCTACATCAGGAACTAAAGGAATACCTCATAAAACCATTAAGACAAATATGGATTATGAGGTTGGTATTTCTTATACTGACGGAAAAGGTAGGATGACCACTCCTTTTACAAGTGAAGGAAGCAGTGTACATGTCCCTATTACTAATAGCGACAAGAAGAACACTCTAAACGTAGAAATATCTTCAAAAGCCCCAGACTGGGCTGAAGGTTATAGGTTTTTTATAAAACAAAGCAGGAACGATTATGATGTAATATCCCCTGTTGTATTTTATAGGGAGGGTGTTTACGCGTATATTAAAGTAGAAGGCGAAGACATAAACAAAGTAAAAGAAGGAGACTTTTTGTTTTTAAAATCTGACACTTCAGGTATTAGAAAAACACCTACAAAAGTAAAAGTATTAGAGTCTGAAAGCAAAACAAGAAACTTTTTAGAAGATGACTCTGAAAAAAATACTATACAAGAAGCTGGTAATTATATAAAAGTTGACACAGAGGAAATAGCGTTAGATGAAACCTCTGTAGATACATTTCTTTACGATGGATATGCATTTAGAACTGATGTAACTAAAAATGATTTTGGCAGTCCAGCAGCCTACATAGAGGACGCTGTCTTTTATGGAGATGGATTAAATGATATTAGCGTATCGGGCACATATTCTAGCACTACAGATACTAGATATGAAATAGAAATACTAAGCGAAGGCAGCCCTGATAGGTTTAGATGGAGAGAACTGGATTGTAAAGAAAATTCTTATTCTCCATGGAATGACAACAACGATGCTGGAATAGTTATCAGTGGATCAACAACTCTTTCTAATGGCTTGTCTATTTCTTTTAGCTCGACTACCGGTCATACGGAAAGTGACAGATGGGTTATTAACGCAAAGTCAGCTTCAAGGCCTACTGAATGGAATGAAGGAGGAGATGTAAATAGCTTTGGTCGAAAAGCTATAATGAATTTTAAGTGTAAGTCTGTTGGGTCTGAGTCTATAAAGGCTGGTGCTATAATAACTATAGAGTATAATGATAGTAGGTCAGAGCCTAATGTTGATAATATATCTGGAAATGTATATCAAAGGTTTGTTTCTAGTTCCAACTATGACAACATAGAAGAATGGTTCTGGGAAGATAATGTTCTTTCTAAAATGAGTCATCCTAAAGATCCTAGTGAGATTCTTTTTAGAAGAGGTAATTTAGATACAGCTCCAGATAAGGTTTTAGGAGAAAGACTATTTATAAATCCTTCTGGAGATCTTTTTATGTCTATTCTTTCTGAATCAAACTACACTGGATCAGGGAAGGTTAGAGTAGATGTAACCTTTAAAATAATAGAGCTTGACAACCCAATTATATTTGAGACAGACTATAAATTCTCAAGCTCTGAAGTTTTTTATGAACTGCCTAAGACTTATGGTGTATCTAACGGAAACCATTCAGGAGATGTAAATCAGGTTTTCGGAACAACCAATGCATTGGTAAACTTAGACCATTTCAACGCTTTTGGGTGGTATAATGGTTATGAGTCAATAAAGATAGCAGATGGTTTTAACCAGTCTAGAATGATTTTAGACTCTAAACCACTTGTGCCTTTAGATAATTATAAGGAAATAACTAGGGTAGCGTCACTAACTTATAGTGGCATATATGAATCTACTACATCTTTTAACGGAGTAAACGAGTTTAATTTATCTACAGCAAACTATAAAGACTTAGACCCAAGTTTTGGAAAGATAGCTAAGATTATATCAAGGAATGGAGACTTAACTGTTATACAAAATAACAGAGTATCTAGAGTTCTTTACAGCAAGAGTGTCATATATAATGCAGATGGATCAGGGAACGTAAGCCAGAACAACAACGTACTAGGACAAGAAGTTCCTTACCAAGGAGAGTTTGGTATAAGTAATAATATATACGCTGCCACTAAGTGGAATGGAGATATATACTTTGCCGATGAAAGAAGAGGATCTGTAATTAGGTTAACTGATAACGGAATATTTCCTATATCAACATACGGCATGATAAGCTGGTTTAATGACCACTTATATGTAGGGTCTAATATTGTTTCTTCTTTTGACCCAAACAACGATCAGTTTGTTCTTAGTATCTCTAATCCAAATATAGAGTGGGTAGAGGACACTTACGAGTGCGAAGAATATATAACTACAACCACAACAAGCAATGTAACTACAACTACAACTCAATGTTTTGTTGATGTAGAACTTCCAATAAACGCTTGCGCTATAGAATGGTTAGAAGACACTTATTCTTGCGGATATATTGAATGGAATGAAGATACTTACGAGTGTAACGTAGAAGATCCTACAGTAACATGGATTGAAGATACATATGAGTGTAATATAGAAGGAACAACTACAACTAGTACAGCATCTCCTACAGTAACATGGATTGAAGATACATATGAGTGCAATATAGAAGGAACAACTACAACTAGTACAGCGGCACCTACTACGACTACAACTAGTACAGCGGCACCTACTACAACTACAACTAGTACAGCGGCACCTACTACGACTACAACTAGTACAGCGGCACCTACTACGACTACAACCACTGCAACGGCACCTACTACAACTACAACTAGTACAGCAGCTCCTACTACAACTACAACTAGTACAGCGGCACCTACCACGACTACAACTAGTACAGCAGCACCTACTACAACTACAACTAGTACAGCGGCACCTACTACGACTACAACTAGTACAGCAGCACCTACTACGACTACAACTAGTACAGCAGCACCTACCACGACTACAACTAGTACAGCAGCACCTACCACGACTACAACTAGTACAGCAGCACCTACTACAACTACAACTACAGAGCAACCTTGTAACTGTGTTACAGTGGATGTGTTAAACACACAATTAACTAGCGGTGGTTTAGATTTGTATTACATATACAATAGCTGTGGAAGCGGAGAGACAAGTGTTAATTTAAACACTTATTTCGGTATTGAGCAAAATGGATCAACTTACTTTGCCTTCTGCCAAACAGGATCATCAAGTAACATGTATAAGTATGGACCTAGTGGAAATGCATTTGTAGGTTTAGAAGGAATGAATACAGTGCCTAATACTAATACTTGTAATTCTGATTTTGATTGTTCGCCAGTAGTACCTACTACAACGACGACTACAGCAGCACCTACTACGGCAGCTCCGACTACTACGACGACTACCACTCAGATACCAGCGGGTACATTATTAAGTACATACTGTGATGGAACCACTAAGATGGGAACGTATGCTGATGGCGGCGGAGGATCATATACTAATGCTATTGAATTTAATAGCGTTGATTGTGGATATGTAGATCCAGCTGGTACACTATTAAGTACATACTGTGATGGAACTACTAAAATGGGGACATATGCCAACGGTAGTGGTGGATCATATAACCAAGTTATAGAATATAACAGTACAGACTGTGGGTATGTTTATCCAGCGGGCACACTATTAAGTACATTCTGCTTTGGATATGATTTATTTGGAGAGTACGCTGATGGAAGTGGAGGAACTTATACAGACTTGATTGAGACAAATAGTTCTAGCTGTGGATATGAAGCGCCGACTACGACTACAACTACAACAGCGGCTCCTACTACAACTACAACTACAACAGCGGCTCCTACTACAACTACAACTACAACAGCGGCTCCTACTACAACTACAACTACAACAGCGGCACCTACTACAACTACAACTACTACAGCAGCTCCTACTACGACTACAACTACGACAGCGGCGCCTACTACAACTACAACAACAGTTGCGTTAAATCCAACATGTCATGAAGTAACATACGATTCATCTGTCTATGGCTTAGATCAAAACAGATATGGTATAGCTTATGTTGACTACCAAGGAAACTTTGTGACAGCAAGATTTAATGATATGCTAGCGTCTGTAAATGGATCAGAACTTATATACTACGTATGTGCTGATACAGTAAGTCAAGATGTATGGGATGTAAACAACAATGTTGCTGTACCTCAGTACAACTCATCATTAAGTAGGTCTAGCTCAGGAGAATCATGCGATGGATTCTGCTCCCCACCTGGCGGCGGCGGTTTTTAAATATTAACTATCTTTGTAACATAAAAACAAAACAATAAAAATGGCAAACACAGGAATAAAAACAGTACTTACTCTTAGGAAGTATGTTGACGGAGTTGCCACCGGTGAGACGAAAGTCAATGACCCAGGTGATCCGGATTACATAGCTCCTTACGAGGATTTGGTTGACTGTCCTACGGGAGAGACTACTACTACAAGCACTAGCACGACTAGTACAACTAGTACAACTAGTACGACTACGACGACTACTACAGAAGCACAGCCTAACCCTATTACATCTTTTGTAATATACGGTAACTCTTCTTCTCAAGGTTTTAATACCGCTGATGAAGCTTGCACTGGTGCGGATACAGGAATAACAGTATACAATGATCAGGACGAAACCTCAGCATCAGGCGCTTGGATTTCAGCTACCGTTTTATACTCAGATTCTGAAGCTACAACTATATTTAATGGGCAAGGCAAGTACTTTACAGATGGTGTAGGTTACTCATTCCAGGTTACATCTGGAGGAACTATTACTACTAGAGCCATTTGTGAGGCTGCTCAAGGAACAGATCCTTTAGTTGTAACTCAATCACCTTCTGATTGGGGGACGGATTTCATTGTATTTACAGGTAATGTTACTGTAGCTGGAGATCCTAACTTTACAGATAAAGGATTCATATGGGCAGAGGGAACTGATTCTCCAACGCTATCAGACAATGTAGTAACAGTAGATGGTACTGGAATTGGTCAATATACAGAACGAATTATTAATTTAACCCCTGAAACGCAATACACTTACAGAGCTTTTGTTATACAAGAAGGAGTTTATTTTGAGGGAGCTGATGCAACAACTATTACTAATGGAGTTGGATATTATCAATTACGGGATTGCGCTACTGGTTCTACAAACTTTAGGTCTGGTGATACAATAGAAGATATTGCATTAGGAACTGAAGACAGAGTTACTGCTAATGGTAATACTTACACAGTATTTAGATCTACAAGCGACACAAATATACCTTCAGTTGGCGCTGTAACATATACAGGACAACAAGGATGCCCTACTGATGTAAGGTACTATAATATGTCTTTATGTAGTGATCCAGGGGTAACATTTGTTGGTGTAAATAACTCTAGCGAAAACTTAGCACCTGGTTCATCTGTAGAAAACAACGGAACATGTTACCAAGTAGGAACAGAGACTACTACTAGTGGTTTAGATACCGACATTACATCTTGGACAAGATATAACGATTGTGCAGCTTGTAACGCAGCTAACAGCACTACAGAAACTCCTACAACGGAAACTCCTACAACGGAGACTCCTTGTTATGAGTATGAAGCAGCTGTACCAACTCAGTCTGGAGAAAGCTTAGAGATAACTTACATTGACTGTGATGGGGTAGAGCAAGATATTCTTTACTACTGGAACAGTGGAGTAGATACCGTTCAATTCTGCGCTAGATCTATAGTTGGTGCTAACTACCCAGTAACAGGGCCAGGTGTGCAGTGTGGAGGTAATGTACCATTACCAACGACAACAACTACAACAACGACAACAACTACCACATTAAATCCAACATGTCATGAAGTAACATACGACTCATCTGTATTTAGCTTAGATCAGGATAGATATGGTATAGCTTACGTTGACTATCTAGGGGTCTTTACAACAGCAACCTTTAATGGAATGCTATCCTCTCCTAACGGATCAGAGCTTACATACTATGTATGTGCTAACACTGTTAGTAATGATGTATGGGACGTGACAAGTAACCCACCGGTTGCCGTACCTCAGTACAACTCATCGTTAGTTAGTAATGACTCCGGAACTGCTTGTGATGGATTCTGTGAGCCTCCTGGAGGCGGAGGTCTGTAAATGGACTTGATATTTGACAAAGAAAAAACTGTAATCGTCGGTGGAGCAGCAATGTTCCACCACGGTTTAGTTGATTCTTACAATGACATAGATGTTGTAGTAACAGATATAAACGACATAGAAGGTCTTAATTACTTTGAATCTAATTCTACATTAACTAAAAGCGGTAAAAGAGCTTACGTAGACAATGTGGATGTATT